TATAATTATTGATATTGGAATTCCAATATCGCAAAAAAAAGATTATTTTTTTATTTCTTATATATCTGGGGAGGAGAGTGTGCGGAACACACCGAGTGTGTTCCAGAGGAACAACACACCTCGGTGTGTGTCCGCATACTGGAACGAACCCGAGAATCATAGCTTCACTATGTTCCATCTATCTATAGATAGTTTTGTTTCATCAGGATGGAAGTTAGCGAATACAATTAAGTGTAATTTTGTGAGTCTTACGGTTCCTCCTTCATATTTACCACTGTATAAAAGACCATCTTTTATTTTTTCCATAGAACCATAGCAAACGAAGTTTTCGTTTGTTCTTGGTATATCTACAATGACAATTTCAGGTTGTGTTTTTGTAGTATCTAAATATGTTTTAATTCCATTGAATACGTCAGATTGTTTGCCATTAACAATTATGACTCTGTTTTTCCAGTCTAAGAAACGGGTAAGGAAAGTTTTTCCGATGTTTCCGGTTTCTTCATAGAACCAGTTGATGGTTCGTCTATTTGGTTCTGTTTTTATTAAATCAAGTATCGATTGTTGCCAATCGTTCCAAATAACATTCTGATAGTCAGATTCTAATTCTTTATAATATAGTTCTTCAGGTGTCGGCATTATGACGTCTATAGTAAGATTTGTCGTGGGCGATGGATCTTCTTTTGAACAATATTTTATATTGTCATTTTTTGAACCTTTGGTAGGTTCAAGATGAGCTCTGGGGAGTATTTTTTTTAATGTATTAAAATTGATTGCATTTCGCATTTCAATATATCCCTGAAGATGGGGTGTATCGGTAGATGAATTTTCTTTTCCGATTATATATCCAAAACCTTTTGCTGAAAAGGCTTGTGTAATTGTGTCAAATTCTTTTTGAGTATAATTATTCAGAGTAAAGCACCATCTTCTGCTTCTTATGGAGGAAGACACTTGAATAGTATTACCAAGTGTCTCTGTGTCAGGGTGTGTCATGTGTGTCATGTGTGTTATTTATATAATAATTTTTATTATATTTATATGATTTATCATATACTATGTCGAAAAGAAATTCTACTTTTCAGTCTGCTATTGGTGCAGCAAAAATGGGTATGGCTGCTGGCAAATTAGCTGGTCAGCTTTATCGTAAGTGGCAGGGTCCTCCTGCTAAGCCTAAGACGAGAGCAGCTCGTTCTACGATTAAACCTGCTATTAGTAAGATAGCTCGAGATGTTAAACAGCTCAAACGTAAGGAACGTTGTGCTATCACTACTTTCACACAAAAAAATAGGACTCATAGTTCATGTATTCCTACTGCGATTATGGAAGCATCTTATGTATCGCAATCAATGAATTCGATTGCGAATTTAGAAGCAGTTATTGATGCTGTAAGATTTTTTAATGCATCTGTCCCTGGCACTCCTATCGTTGCAGATTTATCTGCAATCGGTTATCAATCTTCTGTAGATTTTGTTAAAAGTTATTGTGATATCACAGCACGGAATAATTATTCTGTGCCTGTAAATGTTTCTCTTTATATTGTAAAGGTTAAGAAGGATACGTCTATTGCTCCCATTACAGCTATGATTAATGGGGCGGCAGATCAGACCAATAATACTATTTTGAATACTATGATGTATCCGAGTGATATTCATGACTTTAAAGATTTGTATCACATTGTGAAAAGCAAATCTAAGCTTCTTCAGCCCGGCCAAGAGCTTACTCTTGGACATGGATTTCCTAAATTTAAATATGACATTTCATTGTCAGATTCTCAGACTTCTACTTATCAGAAGTATTTTCACGGTTCATTAATGATGGTTCGTGTTCATGGTGTAGTCAGTCATGGCTCAACTTCTGGTGTAACCACCGGTCGATGCGGTGTTGATATTCAATTCGATAGAATTTATAAGATAGAATACGAGGGCGGCATGCAAGCCGACTATATCGAGTATAATGTGTCTGGCGATACTATCGTTGGCACTACTCAGGTCTCTCAACTCGACAGCGAGCAAGCTACTTATGCTTTATAATTATTGATATTGGAATTCCAATATCGCAAAAAAAAGATTATTTTTTTATTTCTTATATATCTGGGGAGGAGAGTGTGCGGAACACACCGAGTGTGTTCCAGAGGAACAACACACCT